CCATCACCGTCACCGTGCAGCGCTCGCCGGCGATGACGACGTCATACGGTTCGCCGGTCGTCGACCAGTACTCCGCTGGGTTGGTGGTGACGAACGTTGCGGACGTTGCGGACGTCGAGAGGCCGGCGAGAAGCGTCGTCGACCGCGAGTCGTAGCGGTACGACGCGGAGTCGTAGATCCCGACCTTCCACGCGGAGGCCGGCGAGCATGCGAGCTCGACGGTCCAGGAGTACATCGAGATCGTCTCGGTCCAGCCCTCGACCAGGAGGTCCAGGCTGGTTCCCGCAAGCTGAGCGGGCGGATGGGCGACCGTGATCCGGCTTCCGATCACGACCTGGCACCATGGCCCGATGAGGCCCGGATTGCGTGCCAGGTCGAGCGTGATCTTCGGCCAGCGAAGCTCGTCGAGCGTGCCCAGGTGGAGTAGCCAGGTCGCTTGGTCCTGGAGCTGAAAGTCCGCCTTCACGTTGATCGTGACTTCGTCGCTATACAACCCATTGACGGCGATCGAGGCGTCATCCTCGGCGGTCACGCTGGCACCGTCGGTCCGCGACAGCTTGATCTGGTTACGGAGTTGCTGGTCGTCGTCGGTCGGCTCCGGCGGCTCGGAGATGTGCCCGAGCGCGAAGTCAAGCGCCATGGCGACTGGAGCGTTGTATCGGCCGCGGCGAGTCCGGAATGCCAGGCCGGCCCCGGCCTCCGTCAAAACCCCCTGGTCGGCCGCCTCGCACTCACGGAGGAGGTCGAGGAGCGTCGAGGAGCTCTGGATCCCCATCGAGGCTGTCTGGGTAGGCACTCCAATGAACATGAGCGGGATGCCTTCTTCGGCCGCGAGTCGCTGGACCCGGACTCCTGCCCGCTCATTCGTGTAGCCGTTGAAGCTCTGGATCGCGTTTGTCGACTGGAGGTCGTCACTGACGGTCGTCACGCCGTAGATGTGGCTCCAGAGCGCGTCCTGGGTCGCTGTGTTCGCTGCCTGGCGCCAGGTCTGGAGGGCGCCCATCGTGCCCGTGAACGTGTCGGTCGTGCCGGCGATAGCGCCATCGGTCGTGAACCATGCCCGCTCGACCTTGACGGTCGTACCTGTGATCGACACCTTCGTCCGGTACTGGATCCAGTCGGTCGGATCGGGAGACAGGACGGCCGAGTCCAGGAGGGTTGAGCCGCCCGCGGTGACGAGGATCCGGAAGGAGCCGGCGGCGACGTACCACGACCACTGGTAGCCGTTGCTGGTCGTCCAGCGGATCATCTCGGTCTGAGCCGCCGGCGGAGCCGTAGCGAGCTTCGCCGAGAAAGCGAACTGCCATCCCGCCGTTGAGGACGCCGGCTTGAAAACGCCCGTCATGACCGAGCCCGCAACGGATTGAACCGCGCTCGATGCGCCCGGAGGAGCCCCATCGGCGGCGAGTCCGGTAGTGATGAAGGTGCCCGGGTCGCCCGAGGTCGAGTTGGTCAAGACCGTCGCGCCGGACGGGTCCTCCAGCGGCCAGTGCCCGACGAGGTTCGTGTACTGGGTCACCTGGCGGTACATCGGCGATCGGAGAGCCGATGTGCCTTGGGAGAGCCGCCGGAGCGGTCCGGCGCCGACGATCGGCGCGGTGACATCGACCGCCGCTTGATCGCCCCAGCGGATCGGCCATTCCGGGACGGGAGTGATCGCGCGGATCGCGTCGAACCGGAAGTCGTCGACCGCGCCGATCGGCCCGGTCGTCATGCCCGCGACCCGCCAGAAAAAGATTCCCGCGGCGTAGCTCGTCCGGTCGTTCGTGCCGAGCGAGGACTGGATGGTCCAGGCGGAGGGCTCGGATCCTGATGCGAGCCAGGCCTTCACGCGGACGACGCCGCCGAAGGCCTGGACGCGGGTCCGGATCTTCGTGCCGGCCGTGAACGCGACGCCGGTCGAGGTGGAGCCGACAAGGTCGGTCGTCGCGGTCGGCGCCCGCTTCTGTACCTTCAGCTTGATGACGCCGCTGGTATCGAATTCTGTGTGAGCCCGGTAGTAGTCGCTGGTTCCGTTGGCCCAAAAGATCATGGCCGTCAGGAAGTTGGCGCCGACCGGGACCGCGGAGACCGAGCTCGTGTACTGGCAATCGAAGTCAGCCGCTCCGAGGCTGGCGGCGAAGGCTCCGCCGGCCTGGTCGTCGGTCGTGAACGTCGCTACCGCCTGGGTGCCGTTTACCGAGAGCGATGATGGGCCGCCCCAGACGAATCCGGAATCCGCATCGGTGCCCAGGCCGGACACGACCGTGCGGGAAAACTGGTCGTTCATCAGGGTGACGCCGACCGAGACCGGCGTGCCTTTTGCGAGAGAGCCATACCAGGCGCCGAGCGGATTTCGCGGTGAGTAGTTCCCTCCGCGGTTGTCGATCGGCACTTTGCATTGGGTTGCGTCGACAGAGGTGGTCTCGTCCTGGCGTCCGACCGTGATCTGAACTCCGTCGGCTTCACGAATGTCGTGGCTTATGTCCGTGAACGTGTAGGTCGAGGGATCGACCGGATTCGCGCCCGGTGCGATCTGGGCGACCAACGCGAGAGGAGTCGTCGGGAAAGGCATGAAACGACTCCTCTACGCGATGCCGAGATGTTTCTTCGCGGTCTGAGTGACCGCCGGTTGATTGCGAAGGATCTTGAGCAGGAGACGTCCGAACTCGGTATCCGCTCCACGGACGTCGAAGACGATGACGTGACTACCGCCTCCGCCGGATCCACCGCGCAACGGCGTGACCTGGGCTCCGCGAGAGAGCCGGACGAGCTCCGGACCGCGGTCGCCGACAACCGCCATACCGGCGGAGCTGACCGTGCCGCCCTTCGCGAGATACGGGATGTTGGGCGTGCCGAAGCTCGCGGACGGGACGGACATTCCCATGAAGGAACCGCCGCCAATGGTGAAATTGAGGTTGTTCCACTTGCCGATAATCCAGTTGATCGCGGACCGGAAACCGTCCTTAATCCCGTTCCACATACCGCTGACTGCGGAGCCGATCCGCTTCGGCAATCCTCGGACCCAGTTGACCAGTTGGCCGCCCTTTGAGGTGACCCACTTGTAGGCGGTAGAGATCCCGCTCGATACGGCGTCCCAGGCCTTCGGCGCGTTCCGCCAGACCCACTTGAAGGCGTCGATGACGCCGCCGACCGCCTGGGCCGTCAAGTGGACCGCGACCGTCGCTGATTGAACCGCCGCGTCAACTGCCCGGAATGCCGGCCCGACCAAAGGACCAAGCTTTTTCAGCTTCCCTAGGAAGCCTTCAAGCTGCTGGACCCACCCCGCGATCGACTCCGCGATATCGCGGATTTTCTGCTGATTCTTCGGGTCATTGAGCCAGTTAGACATGGTGGTCAGCGCGTTGCTCGCAGAGTCGAGAACCCCGTCTCCGGTCGCCTTCGAGCTCGGGTAGATGATCGCGATCACCTGGCCGACAACCTTGATGACCTTCCCGGCGACATCCCAGACCTTGCCGAGCGTGTCGGCCGCACCCTTGAAGAAGCTCTTCAGCTTCCCGGAGTTGTCGGCTTGTTTGATCCACCGCGAGGTCTTCGTGATCACGTCGGCGATGAGGCCGCCGAGCTTCTCGACGAAGGGAGCGGACGCCGCGGCGAGCCGGCCGAAGGCGTCGACCAGCGGTCCGGCGACCGCCTTTCCGATCTTCCCCAGAGCGGAGCGGAAGCCCTCGGCTCCCGTTGCCATGTTCTCAATGAAGCTCTTCTTTGAGACCGACGCGAAAGCGGTCTTCGCGATCCCGTTGAACGTCGAGGCGAAGCCGCCGAGCGTCTTATGGAGCTGGGGAAGCCACCGTTCAGCCATGAGCCGGAGCGGCGTGGCGAGGCCCGAGAAGAGCTTTTGCTGGACGTCGAGACGGAGGTTAGTGAGTGCCGGCCGGAGCTTAATAATCGTGTTGAGGAATTCCCGGGCCGCTGGCGCGAGCTGGGTTACCTGCTGCCCGCCTCCGCCACCTCCTCCGCCCCCGCTGGCGCCCTGAGTCTTCTGGTCCGCGAGCGACTTGCGCGCGTCCTGGAGCCGCTCCTCGGCTTCCTTCTCGGCTTCAATCGAATCGGCGACCCGCTGGCGCGCGTCCGCCTCCGCCTTCTTCGCGGTAACGACCTCGTCCGATCCCTCGACGCCCTTTTTCGCGTTCTGGGCGTTGGCCTCGGTCAGGTCGTCGACCTTGTTTTTCGCAGCAGCGGCGGCGATCTGGGCCCGCTGGAGGGCCTCAGCCGCGATGTTCGCGGCGGTCGGGTCGCCGTTCGCGAGAGCGTTGTTCAGGTCGGTCTGGGCCACCGTGACGGCTTCGGCCGCGTCCTTCTGGTCCAACTGGGCGGACTGAAGGTCGAGGGCCTGGTCCCGCATGCGCTTAGTGGCGGTCTCGCGGGCGTCGTTGATCGCCTTCTGAGCCGCGAGGGCCTCCGCCTGCGCCTGCGTGACCGCCTTCTCCGCGGCTGTTACGCCACGGACCGCGGACTCGACCGCGCGGTTAGCTGCGGTGAAATCCTTAGCGGCCTTAGTCGCCCCGCCGCCTCCACCTCCGCCGGTCGCGGTCGTGAGCCGCGTGTACTCCGACGACAGGCCTCCGAGCCCGAGCTTGAGCGTTCCGAAGGCTGCGAGTCCGCCGCCCAGGAGGCCAGGCAGAGACCCGAGCGCTCCGCCCGCGAGGGCGACCGCAGGGCCGAGCGCGGCGAAGGCTCCCGCCATCGCCGCGACGGCCGAGACGACCGCCCAGATCGGGCCGAGGACTGACGACACGGAGCCGGCGACCGCCTGGATCTGCCCGACGAAGCTCGCCACCTGGCCAGCGCCGTTCGTGAACATGCTGGCTAGCTGCGATATCCGGCCGCCGGCCTGGTCACTGTCCTGACCCGCTCCGACGACCTCGGAACGGACCTTCTGGAGCTGACTTATCAGGCTCCGGTCGCGGGACATCTTCCCGAAGAGGGTCTTGTCGCCGGTCGCTGCGAATTCGAGAGCGAGCTTTTGGAGGTCGCGCTTCGTCTCGTCGAGCTGCCGGTCCAGCTTCTCGACCGCGCGGTCCGCCTCCGACATCGATTCCTCAGCCGTGCGACCGGCCGAACGGAAAGCGTTTTTGACCGCTCCGAGAACCTTCGAGATGTTGTCACGGCCGAGGAGGTTGAATACCAGACTGGTATCCGAGGACATGAGTCACTCCTCGTCGTTGCGGTTGAATTCTTCGAGCCAGGCGACCAGCGAACGAAATTCAGGGACAGGGAGTTGCCCGATCTCCCAGGGCCGGATATGCAGCGCGTGAGCGAAGAGCCCGAGCCAGTAGGTCCGGGCTCCGCCTACGCTCTGGTCCGGCTCGGGATGCAGCCAGGTAGCGAAGTGCCAGCGCCAGATCAGCCGAGCGGGTCGGAGGTAACCTCGGGCGGCGTCATCGGCAAAGGTTCCGGCTCGGCTTTTCCCAGGCCCTCATCGGCCGGCTCGCCCATCGCCTCCGACAGGTCGAGGTCCAGGGCGGTCAGGGCCGCCTCCCGGTCCTCTTCGGACAGGTTGGATTTGAGGACACGATCCCGGATCACCATGAGCTCGTCGAGGTCGAAGGAGACCGTGACCGCACCCATCTTGAAGTCGGGAGTGTCCTCGAAGCGGAGCGTGTGATGGGTCTGGCGGAGAAGGTGCCAAAGCAGGACCTTGCGAGCCTTCGCGTTGCCTCCGCGGACGTCCTGGAGAAACTCGTCCCAGTTCTTGCCGTACCGCTTCTCAACCATTTCGGCCTGGCTCTGAGGGACGTCGTCCGGTACGAAGGAGTACTCCTGGACGTCGCCCTCACCTGGCGTGTAAATGACCTTCACTATGCCCCTTTTCGGATTCGGTCGGCCGTATCGCCGACGACCTTTCGGACCGCGGTCAGAGCAGCGGGGGCGGACTCTTGCATCGAGTCGTCAAACCATCCGACCCGGCCCATTTGATGGACCCAGACCGGCGGCTCGGCCGGACCCTCGACGCCTTTCGCCATCCCCTGTCGGTGGTGAACCGGAACAGGGTGCCGCCAACCCTTCGCGCGGTTGGTTCGCCGGGCGGCCCACTTGAAGCCGCGCGGCATGCCTTTGTTACTGACGCGGACGCGGACGCCCGTCGAGCGGCCGGCGAAGCGCGCTTGTGCCTTGACCGCGTTCGCGATCGAGGCCCGGAGAGGCTCGCCCTTGTGTGCCAGGCCGGCGGATCCCATCGCGAGGATGGAGCCGCGGGCCTTCGTCATCGCCGGCTCTACTGCCGTGCGGAGCTCCTTCGCGAGCGCTCGCTTCAGCCGCGTTCCGTCCTCTTCGTACCTCAGGGCGGTTGCGACGTCTTCGAGGTCTTCGGTCCCGACCGCGAAGGAGCCCTTCGGCACTAGCTCGTCCCTCGCGTGACGACTCCGGAGCTCGGCCAGGTGACCGAGGCCTCCGCGACGTCGCCGACGGAGCCGGAGATCGGCGTCCACTGGCGGACCAGGGCCGAGCCGGTGTACTTCGGGTTGCTGGTTCCGACTACCGCGTTGGTCAGGCGGACCTCGAAGGTCGTCACGGTCCCGAAGAGGGCCCAGATCTGCGAGTCGAGCGACGACGCGGCGACGTCCTGCTTAAAGGTCAGAGCGAGCGACCCGCTCTTGAGACCGCCGAGGACCTCTTTCCATCCGAGAGAGGCGAAGGTCGTTACATCCTTCTCCTCGACCTCGGTCGTCAACTCGATCTTCGACGTGTGGTCCGAGAGATCGACGCCGTTGATTGCGACGTAGGACGCGAGTAGCGCCATCTTCGCCATGATCAGATTTCCTTTCGTTGCGGGAGAGGGCCTCTGACCAGGGCTGACGCTCTGAGAGGGCCGGAGACGGGCGCAGAAATGCGCGTAGCCAGGCACATAGGCCTGGCTACGTTCGGGCGTCTGTGAGGACGGGTGTTAGGCGATGCCGAGCGAGACGAGGAAAAGGAAGCTCGGCGTAGTGCCGGAGATGGTCCAGGAGACCCGTGCCCAGTCATCCGTGAGCGGGCCGGCGACCCGGAGGATCTGACCGCCCTTGCTCGTCGCCGCGTTGAACGTCAGGGACGTGACCGGGCTCGGAAAGCCGGTCGCGTTGTCGCTCTGGATCGCGACCGTCAGGCTCGGCGTAGTGCCGGAGACCGACAGGACGTGCAGCGCGGCATAGAGGCTCTTCCCGGCCGGCACGGTTCCGATCTGGATCGAGGTCCCGGTACCGGTCGCGGTCCGCGCGGTACCGGGATCATGCCCGACGACGCCACGGACCAGCGGCCAACTACCGCTCGCCGCGATGCTCCAGGGCGCGACGTCGCCGACCGCTCCGCCTAGCTGGTACTGGGTCTCGAGATACCCGGAGAGCCAGGCGAGCGAGCCGACGGACGCGGTCGCGGGACAGACCGTACTGGGGGTGATCGCACCGAGTGCGGTCCATGACGTGTCATCGACCTTTCCCAGGACCGTGTCGTCCGCCTCCCACTGGCCGGAGCCCATGAGCTTCGTCGAACGCAGACCGCCGAGCGCTTCCTTCCAGGCGTCACCCGTCGGGATGAAGGCGGTCGAGTCTTTCTCCTCGACCTCGGGCGCGAGGTCGACTTTGTTGTTGACGGTCGTCAGGTCGGCGCCGGAGGTGAAGAGGCGCACGTTTTGCAGGGTGAACTTGCTCATGCCTCTTCGCTCCCGATGATGCGCACGGTTATCTGAGCTCCATAGAGGAGCTCCTGGTTTGGGGTCGGGATCATTCGATAGCCGTCGATCTTCGTGATGACCAGGTCATCCGCCGCTCCGCCCAGGGCGAGCTCGCCCGGTGCGCCGCGCGCGGCGAGGATCGCCGCGCGCACCGAGTAGGGGCCTGACCGCGAGAGGTACTGGTCGAGCAGCGCCTGACCGTCCGCGTCGTCGCCAGCACTCACCAGGACGCGGCAAACAATGTCCGCGTTGTCCGAGCCAGGGCCGAAGGTCTGGAGCGGGTCGAGCGTCACCTCACCCGGGTAGAAGCAAGGGACCGATGGGTCATCCGGGACGTACGCGTAGGCATCGAGGTTGGGGATCTCGGCGGCGATGACCGCGTCCCGGAGGGCGGCTTTGACGAGGGCGATCTGCACGCGAGCTCCCTACGCAAAGCCAGGCAGGATGTACGGACCGACCAGGGCCTCAACGTCCGGGTCGAAGCGGGACACTCGCGCTACGCCCCATTCGGCGTTGCCGATGACGCCCTGAGGCGAGTCCTTCCGGCGGTAGAGCCGGGCCGCGAGCATGCGGGAGGCCTCGCCGATCTGGGCCGGCACGGTTGGCCACCCCCAGCGGGCGGTCACGCGCAGCTCCCAGTTCCAGAGACTCGGCACCCAGAAGGGCGGCATGATCAGGGCAGTGATCGGCCGACCGCGCGAGATCGCGTTCTCGGGGTAGGTCGAGAAGCCGACGACGTCCGACCAGACACCGGAGATCGTCGATCCGACCTCGACCGTGATGCCCGTCGGCGAGCCGATGTCATCCACCGCGATGACGAAGGAGTAAAGGCTGCGGTCGAAGTGAAACCGGCCGGAGCCTGCATGCGTGTACGTCCGGGCGGACGCCGCCGCGTCGAGGTAGAACCGTCGGCCGGCACGCTCGTCGATCATGCGAGAGCTCGCCAGGGTCGCCGCGTCGATGAGGTCGTCTCGGTCGTCGACCGAGATCTTCCCGAGCGACGACTTGACCAGTGCCGGACTCGTGTAGGCCGGGGGGCTCGGGTCTGAGACGGAGAAGGTTCCGTGATCAACGTCGATGACCGCGCCCGAGACGGTCCACTCGAAGGCCCAGAGGCCGGCCTGGTCGACGGTGAATGTCGCGGCGTCGTAGATGCCGGTCGAGCTCGCGGTGACCGACGGAGTGATCGTTGTCCCGTCCGGCCTCGTGACGACCAGCGTGACGGTTGCGGCGGTCAGGACGCGGTCAGCATTGCGGACCTCATGACGGAGCTCGATCCCGTCGCCTACGTCGTAGATCACGGAATCCCCCGAAGTCAGTCAGTCAGTGATCCGCCCTGGGCGGGTTGAGGTGGTGATTCGCCGGCCGGTTGAGACGGTCACTACGCGCGGTTGTCCGGAGCCGGACGAGACAGGCTCCAGCGAGCTAGGCGAGCCGAGCCGGACCACAACGGCCAGGCCGCTAGGAGCGGCTGAGAGGCCGTAGGAAGCCGCGGGCGTACCGGGTGCTACCCCGACCGCGATACCGGCCGGAGACGCAGACTGAACGGCCGCGCTGGGGGTGCCGAGCGCGACAGCGACTCCGATGCCGGACGGCGCGGTCGAGAGGTTGTACGCAGCAGTCGGCAAGCCCAGGCTCGTCGCCTTCGCGATTCCGGAGGGTGCGGTCGAGAGCCCGACGGAGGCGGTCGGCGAGCCGACGGAGGCGGGGATGAAGAACCCGTCGGGTGTCGGCGAGCCGGTCGGCTCAAAGACGAGGTCGGTCCAATAGTTGTTGCCGTTGAAGTGGCCATCCGGGTAGCCGTCGATGCCGGTCGCGAAGCGTCCGTTGCCGATCGGATCATCGGCGGTCGCCGGAGCGGTCAGGTCCCCGACGACCAGGGCGAAGCCGTTGAAGTACCCACCTGTGAACGTGTACCGACTGGCGGTCTTGACGGACGGGATGACCGCCTGGCCTGCTGAGACGGCTACCGGAGTCGCCAGCGCTCCCACGTTCCACGCGTTCAGCGTGAGCGAGATGGTGACGCGGGCGAGCTCCGCGCGTGTGATCGCGTCATACAGGACCAGCGGCGTAGCGGCGTCGTTGCCGGTGGACTCCGCCGGAGCGAACCACTTCAGGTGGGTGACGTTGCCCGCGACGCCTGGCGTGACAACCGTGCCGAGCGTCGGACCAGGGCTTTCGGAGGTCTCGCCGGACGGCGTCTCGGTTGTGTAAAGGGACTGGCCCATGCGGACCGCCTAGCCGATTTTGAGGATCTTGTTGGTCCCGTTGTCCCAGGTGATCGGCGTCGAGCCGGTCCCGGGCTGGATCGGGAGGCCGCTCCCCGTGTCGTAATAGGCGATGACCCGCTGAGCACTCGCCGCGACGTCCGCTCCGCCGGTCACGGCCGAGCTCTGGAAGAGCAAGATCCCGTGGTTGACCGCGCTCGCGGTCGTCGACGCGGACGTGTCGTCGGCGTCGAAGACGCCGCCCGTGACCGTCTTCGTCGTCAGGGCCGCGCTGGTCCCGTTGAGGGTGCCGCCGGCTCCGGTCACGTCGCTCACGAACTTGTGGGCCGCCGAGAAGGTGTACCCCCTGACGTAAGCGGCCTTGACGACCGCCGTGTCCAGGTCGATCTCACCAGCGAGGAAACCCTCCACCGCGGGCGTGAAAACGGCGTTGGTCATCGCTGGTTTCCCCTTCTGGTTACAACAAATGGCGGATTATGATGTAGTGCCGGACTGCCCCGATCGGATCTCAATCACGGCGCTTTATGGCGGGTCCGGACCGCACGCTTAGCGGGTCTGACGATCGGTGGGCGTCGATGTCCGGCGGACCTTGCGGGACCGCTCGGCCGCCGCCTCCGCCCGGGTCGCCGGGCCGTCCCAAGCCCTAGTCCCGCTCTCCTGCCGGTCGCTTGGCTGGGCGTCCGGGGCCTCGCTTCGCGGGTCCGTCATTCGCCGGCTCCTTCGTGATCAGGACGAGCGAGTGAGTGCCGTCCTCCTGGACGCCCAGATCCGCCAGTGCGGTATCGACCTGGGCGACGCGGTCCGTCAGACCGCGCGCTACGTAGCCGCGTCGCTCCTGGCGAAGCGCGGCGATCGTTTCGAGGTCCATCTCTTTGCTCCCTTACAGAGCCGGCCCGGCCCCTTTCGGGAACCGGGCCGGCATCCGTGTCTAGAAGGTCGGCGCCGCGAGGCCCGTACCGGAGATGACGGAGATCGACTTCGGGTAGCGGCCGAACTGGACCGCCGCGTAGTTGTAGAAGCGGAGCAGGACGGACAGGTTCGCCGCCAGCGGCTCACGGAAGGCCTCCGCCTTCGGAGTGCCCTCCCACAGGATCAGGTCCGAGGTCCGGGCGATGATGACCCGGTCCTCGTTCGTGCCCGCGCCCAGGTTCGCCGGGATGTTCGGGTCGACGTAGACCGGCAGGCCCTGGATCGAGCCGACCAGGCCCTCCGAGTTGACGCCCTCCTGGCTCGCGAGGACGTTCAGGCCGGTCGCGTTCGGCACGACCAGGGGGCGGCCCTGGGTGTCGACGGTCGCGAGGTGCCAGGCCCACCGGGCCGGAGTCATGAAGACCTTCTCCGGAGGCAGGAAGCGGCTCGTGTGGATCCGCTGGATGCCGTCCGAGATCTTCGGGTAGAGCTCGGCGACGGTCGGGCTCGCGTCCGTGTAGGTCACGGCGTTGATCGAGCCGACGTTCAGCACGCCGACCTTGTTCGTGCCGGAGTTGTTGAGCGCGAAGAGATCGAGCTTCGTCGCGTAGTCCAGGGCGAGATCCTGGAGGAGGATCTCATCCATGTTGATCGGGCTCTGCTCGATGAGCTGGACCGAGAGAACCTGCTGACCGGCGATGGTCGCGACCGCCGACGTGACGGAGGTGGTCGACGCGTCGGTGTTCTGGACCGCTGTGTTCTGAGTGGTCTGCTCAGCAACCGCGGTACCGCTGGCGATCTTCGGGATGGAGATCGAGTCGGTCCCGCCCGGAAGGGTCTGCTTATTCACCTGGTCCGCGAAGACCCGCGCAGCGCGAGCGAGGGCGATGTAGTCCTGGACCATCCAGATCGGAGGGACCATCTCGCCGGCGACGCCGTCGACGGTCGTCAGGGCTCGGGTCTGCTCCGCGACCATGCGGTCGTTGCGCTCCAGTCGCTCGAAGCTCCCGCGGTCGCCACGCACCTGCGAGCGCACGAGGTCCTTGAAGTAGGACTCCTGCCCGCCCTTGCGGTAGACCTCGGGCTCCGAGGTGACCCGTGCGGACGGCGGACGGGCACCGGTCGGCGTAGTCCGCTTCGCGAGCTCGGCGATTTCGGCATCCCGGGCGATCTCGGCCTCGAAGCGCACGACCTCGGCGCGGGCATGGTCGACTGCGGCGTCCGCAGCGTCCCGGGTCGCGATCGCGGTCGCCGCGTCGGCTTCGGTCAGGTTCTCGTCCGCCCGGAGGGTCAGGAGCGCGTCCTGGGCGGTCTGGCGCTCGGCCAGGCGGACGCTGAGCGTCTCCTGGGCACGGGCGAGGAGCTGGGCGAGCGTCACGGCTCTGCCTCTCTGCTAGGGGGTTGGTTGACGCCCGTGTCTCGTCCAGGTCAGTCGGGGCCCCGAGGAACATGCGCCAGGGCCGCGCGAGCGCGCGGAGTGCACGGAAAAGGCCCGCACATAGGCGAGCCTGGCTTGGGAATTACTGGATTGGGATTACCGGTAATCCGGTAATGTCCGGGGGATGGACCCGATCGAATGGATCGAACGCTTCTATGCCGGCGAGCTCCACCTGGAGCTCGCGCCCTGGCAAGTCGAAGCGCTACACGCGATGTTTAGCGCGCGATCGCCAGCTCCAGAAGCGCGCGAGCCCGGGAGCTCGCCGGCTTCGGGTCGGCCCGGAGACCGGAGTCCGTGTAGGGGTTGGCGCCATAGCCGACGATCGCGACGTCGCCGCGGTGGATCTCCACCTCGTCGATCCGGTACTCCGTATAGTCCGGGGACCAGACGCCCCGGGTGATCCGGAAGGCGAAGCTCATCTCGTCGATGAGCCCGGAGCGCAGTTTCGGCGCGATGTACTGGACGTCCAGGTCGGTCGGGTCGAGGTCAGCCTCGACGAGGAGGCCCTCGTCGTCCATCGACAGCCGGAGCGTGTCGTTGGTCGTGCGCGCGATCCGGCGCATCTGGTCGTGCCCGAGGACCAGCGGGACGTCGAGGTCGGATTGGGCCAGAGTCACATCGAAGGCACCCGCGGAGACGACCTCGGTATACGGCCCATACCAGTCGTACATGTCGTACGGCGTCTCGGTCACGCTGGCGTGACCGATGAAGTCGAGCATGCTCGACGTGTCGGCTCCGGCCCGGAGCTTGATCCTCGCCGCCGCGCGGACGTGCGCCGTGCGCGGACCGCCCTCACCGGTCTCGGCCGAGCTCCGCCGCTGGGAAGGACGGTCGGCGCGCTGGCGGACGCCCGCGGAGCGGAGGCCGGCCGCCTCCTCGCGAGTCCGTACGTTGATCGCCATCACTTCCCCTTAGGGCTGTTGTCGACGGGCGGCTCTGAGCCGCCCTGGTCCGGCTCGGCCGGCGGCGGAGGGATGAGGGTTCCGATCGACTTCGCCGGACCGCCCCAGACCTTCTCCATCGCGGTGACGTCCGCGTCGGTCAAGGGCTCCAGGTTGTCGAGCGCGCGGAGCTCGTCGGGCGTCCGGAGCCGGGCGATCGCGAGCTGGACGAACATCTCCGTACGCGTCTTCGGGTCCATCGCCAGGAGCGCATCGCGGTTGAACTTGACGAAGCGGTCGCCCGGGACGAGCTTCGACCAGGCCCGCTCGCGGCGAGTGACCGCCGGACCGACGCTTACCACGGACAGGTGAGTGAAGCGCTGGACGATGTTGGCGTAGGTGATGCTGCTCGAAGGGTTGGCCCCATCGATGAGGTCGGCCGGGACGTCGAAGAATCGGGCGATGTCCGGAACGCCGAACTTCATCAGCTCGATGTATTCCTGCCCGGCGCCGACCGCGTTCATCGGCTTGAGCTCCCAGTCGTTACCGACGACGAAGACGCCGCCCGGCTGGGTCGAGCGCTGGTATCGCGCCTTCGCCTCCTCGGCGACTTCCGGCGGGATCGCGCGCTCAGTGTTCTGTAGCGTGACCGCGGGCATCGCGGAGTTGCCGAACCAATCGAGCGCAAACCGTTGCGCTGAAAGGAATCCCCCGACGGAGTAGGCCGCGTACGCGATCGGCGACAGACCGACCGCGAGGCCCGGAACGACGTATTGACGTTCATGCCAGACCTGCTCCGGGTCGAGCACTTGCCCGGCGACGACGTACTCAATCGGACCCATCTCCGGGACCTGAGCTGAAGGCCTGCGAGGGCGGATCGCCCAGTCGCTGAGGGAGACGAGCTCGATCCGGGACGGGATACCGAGAGCGTTCTTTTCCGTGATGATGCCGAGCGCGTTACCGGCGCGATCGAGATCGAACTGGGTCGCGTAGACCGCTTCCGCCTGGTCGATCTCGACGCCGCCCGAGGTCCATATGACCGCCGGTCCCGGCATCTCGACTTGCACAGTTGCGGTACCGAGCTCGACCTTCCGGAAACAATCGATCGGCATCGAGGAGACGAGGTTGGCGCGGAGCCGCAGGGCGGCCCAGACAGCCGAGCTCCGAAGCGCCGTGTCCTGAGTGACCCGGACCGAGCCGGCGAACTGAGGGCGACCCGACAGCGAGTTAGGTGGGATCGGCGGAACCGGGAAGTCCCGCTTCGACCGGCGAATAGGGGTCCAGCGCACGGGCACCCCTTCCGGGACTAGGATCGTTGGGCGGTCGCGATGCGCGAGATACGGGCCAGTGCACTGGGTCACGAAAGGGCCGGCCGCCCTGATGCCGCGCATTATGCTGCGGCTAGAAAGGCCGGGGCGGTTTGGCCGAATCGCCCC